AGAAAATTCCTGTGACACCAGATTGTCGTCTAAAGATTTTTCCCGGAAATATATCCATATTTTGACCCGGAACTAGTGATGCTTCATCAACATCGAATACTAAATTACCTGCTAAAGCTAAGTTATCAATAGCCATTCTTACATGACCGTTCATAAGTAACTGTGCATCTTCCATATTTTCTGGAACACCAATACCAAATAATTGATAAGGGTTTATTTCATACGGAACAGATTGATAAGGTATTCTTTCTGGTGTAAATGGATTTAAAACTGCCCTTAGTACTTTACCATTACATATCCAAGCATTTATTTGTACTTCATCAAGAGCAGATAATTGATTTATTTCTAATCCTATTTCACTTGCTAAATATGTATCTAGTGTTCCCCAGTATTCTAATACTTCATATCTATCGACATCATAATTTGCTTGAGCATCATATGATTGAATAATATCTTCATAGTATTCTTTCGTATAATTAGCACCCATCTCAAGACATTCAGATATTGCATCCTCATCAAAATAAGGATGTTTTATTAAATCTCTTAATTGTGTTCTTGTAAGTTTATGACGCTCTATAGTATAATTACAATCTTCAATACTAGTTGCATCTGGGTCTGGAAAAAAATCCCAACAAGATACAGCCTCTATTCTTGGAACTTCTTTGTTATATGGAGCATACATTTTTTCTCCATCAATAGTATCCCAACGATGAACTGTTTTAGCATAATTAAAAGGCCCTTTAACAATACCTGTTCCTAATAAAACAGATTCAAATATTGCGTGTCTCAAAACATTTACAGCATTTGTATCTAATAACTGGTCATGTATTAATTTTTCCATCCTGCGTGCTGTTTCTTGTGCAGGATATATTTCTGGCTGATTAGGTATTCTTGCTCTTCCCTCTGCTAAATTTGCACCTTCATATTCAGATTGTAATCCTCCTAACGGAGTTGCATTAGTAGCTCCCGGAAGTATCTCTTTACCATCCCCCGGAAAACCGACAGATGATTCTAGATTTTCTTCTCCCGGAACACGCAAGTGTGCAACATCCGCAACGCCTTCCGGCACTGGAGTAGAACCTACTGTAATAGGAAATTTTTTATTAGCAAATAAAACGTCAACAATTTGACCATATGCGGCAAGAGTTTTTGTTTTAGTAATTTTTACAAAAACTTTACTTTTTTCATTATCACGAAATTGAGTTGTGTTATCATACACACCTCTGTAATTTTTGTAAGCTCTTAACCATCGAGCCTCATGGGTTTGTCTAGACGCTTTTGAATCATTGTATTTTGATTCAATATAGCCTACTATTCCCGGAGCCTCTTCCTCTGGCATAGTTGAAGTTTGGTCAGTGCCTTGAACTTCATCAACCATTTTTTACCTTTTTTTTAATAATCTTTATCTTTATCTGAATTTAAAATAGACGCATCTAATTTAGCTGATTTTGATTTACCTTTTGGAAATGGTTGGATTATTGGATTTTCATCGCCTTCTTTAATTTCTGTTGAAAATTGTAAAGGCATACGAGTTAATGGAGCATCTGGTGCATCCACATTTTGCTCGCTTTGTTTCATGATATAATCTGCTCCAAAGTTATAATTGTTTCCCGGCATTTTTATCTCCTTAGTTATTTATTAATTTAGGTATTACCCTTAATACCCAAAAACTGCATCACTGGGTTCATAAGCAACCCTGTCTTTAATTTTATTTAATGCTGTATTTAATGTTGGCTGATTAGATTGTCTAGTCATAATCATATATCTCAATGCATCGTAGGCATGGTCATCAGCTTTTGTATCAACATCTTCTGGATTTGTTTTTGATGTAGGTATACTTGATAACGTACGAATTAAATTTGTACAAGTAGCAAATATTTTTAATTTTGGCTCACCAGTTTTTTCGTTGATAGCTAGTCTTCTATGCATTTCTACTTTACCAGATATTCTATCTCTGTCAGCAGGAACCCATCGAACACCATTTCTAATCATAGTTTCAGCTATACTAGGCCCAAGACCAGTTTTATTCCAACAACTTGTATCTAATATAGACATTGCCATTGTTGGGTCTGCTCTCTCCATCTCTAAAATTAAACGAGCTAGTCTTTCGCCAGTATATCCTGCACCATATAATTCACGATAGATGTAAATGTTTCCATCAAAATCTACTGTTCCCCATAAAACGCACGATGGTGATGCATACCCATAATCTGCTGAACGAAATCTTTGCCATCCTATCGGAATATCAAAAGGTTCCATAACATGCAAAGGTCTAGCAAACTCTGGAAAAGCCGCACCTTCTGCAACTTCCCAATCACCATCTAATAATCTTTTTCTTTCTACTTCTGGTAAAGAACGAAGCATAGCTTCATACTGACCATCCTGCATTAAGTATGGATTATCTGTTAATCTAGCAGGTATAAACTTTCTTTGAAATAAAGGTTGACCTGCCTTTTCGTGACTCTGTGGCCATCTGTAGACCTCTCCAGAATCAATATCACACGCCGCAAAGCTCTCATATGGAGGTGAAGGGTCAATGTACATTTTCTTTACCCACCAACCACCTACACCGCCGGGGTTAGCAGTGCACCTCATATAAGGTTTTATCTCGGGATTTGTCGTTCTTAATCTAGAACGCAAATACTCCCAAACAAAGGGAGTAGGATAATGTGTAATCTCATCTAATCCTATCCAGTTAAAAGCTTGCCCTTGATATCTAGTAACATCTTTATCCCTGTCTAGGTAGGAAAACCATGCAGTTGCTCCACTAGGAAACATCCACATAGATTTAGATTCTTTAAAAACTGCACCCGGAAATGCTTTTGGGTACAATTGTTTACTTTTATCTATTAATTCTGTAAGTTCATCTAGAGTTCTTCTAATTAAAAGTGCTCTATGGTCTGGTAAGTGTGCGTACCTAAGCAAATCTGCTAGTAATGCGTATGATTTACCACCGCCTGCGGCACCTCCATAGAGTACATCTCTCTCGGGTGAAGCCAAAAAATCTGTTTGTGGGCCTTCATTTGGCCTAAATATTACGTTATCTAGGTCTTCTATGTGTTCTTTTAGTGCTTTTGGTGCTACTTTTAGGTCATCTTCCGTTAAAACTGACGGATTTTTGCCATTTAGTGTTCCTTCTATCTTTTTTAAGCCTTTTTCTAGGTATCTTACCTTATCTCGCTGTGCTTTTACTTGTTTTTTCTTTCTTTCAGCAGTTTTTTTAGCTTCTCTAAGCTTTTTTTGAGATGCTATCTTAGCTTTTGTAGCAACACTGTAGTTATATTGGCGTTTAGGCTTTGGAGGAGGTACATCAATCACCCTTGTATCCTTTACTAAACTGCCTTTTCATGTCATATTTTAAATCCATTCCTTTTGGTTTTCTAGGATTTAATTTTTTAGATTTTAAAGATAATTTGTAGTCTTTTTCATATCTAATATCTAAAAGTTGGGGAAAATTTTTTGATTCACCAGAAAATTGCCAATCTTTACCAAAAACTCTGTTTTGCTGTATTTGTTTTATATTATCTGTCATTAATTTCTCCTAATACTTTTTTTCTAAGGCCTTGAGCTGAAATCTTTCTCCCTGTCGTTGCGGTAAGCCAACTAGCAACTTCCCGATAAGAGCAAGATTTAAGATAATCCTTTGCTTTTCGATAAGCCTCAAGCTCCTCTGTGATAGGTAATAACGTTTTATTGTCTTCATCTAATTTATATCCGAAAGGTATGGTTGATGTTTTTCTTGTGTCTTGGGTGGTTGTTTGTGCGTTGCTCGTCTCCATGCTAAATAAACTATAAACTTGTTGTGTGCATCCTGCGGTTTTAAATCTTTTAATTCTTTACTGTAGTGGGTTCTTAGCCATTTATGAAACTCTGGGTCTTTTAGAGTTCTAGCCATCTATTATCTTCTCATCCTGTTTATTTGGCAATAGCACAACACCATGCATTGCTGTTACATTATGGTCTATTGTCTCTCTTGAACCTATACCAATACGATTCAAGAGGCTTTCTGCGGCCTTTAATCGAAGCTCGCCCTTGGGGGTTGTTCCGTCTTCATCTAAAGCGGTAATTAAGTTGTTTGCGGCTTTCATTCCATGTGCCGCTAGATAGTTCTGTGTTCGTTCTACTATTTCAGAAGATACTGAATTTACTAACCAAGTACGAGAAGTAGGCTCATAGCCTGCTGTTTTCATAGCTTGTGAGACATTGCCCCCATTTTGTATTAGGGCATCAATAAATGCCTCCTGTTTAGGGGTTAACTCTTTTTTCTGTTTAGGTTTCTGTGGTAGTAGATTTGTCATATATCTAATTAAGTACAGCGTGCACCATATCTACCTTTTGTTATACTATCTAAAGTGAAAAGATATGTGCTTGTTTTGTACTCATATTTACTATTGTATCGCCGATTAGCTAGTTGTCAAGTGTTTTGTATAAAAAAAATT